GGTATAACATATGAGTCGTTCTCTGAAACAGGGCCAGCAATAAAGTTTTTAGTTCTTGAAGTTCCTTCGTATACTGCAACGTTGGTGTTCGCGTTGACCTGAAAGTAGTACAGACCATTACCATCATCGGTCGCGGTCAATACATCTCGTGTCTTAAATGTAAACGTCTTATTGTCCACCGTACTAGTAAACTGAAAACCTTTAGGCATAGAGATAGATGCAGGGCGAGCCGCGTCAGACGAGTAGTCCAGATACATTCTTAGAACTGCAAAGGCTGCATTGCGAGAAGATACCGTGTACCCAAGTGAACTCGCAAGACCTACCAAAGAAGATCTCAACTGTGCAGTGGATATGAAGGACTCATTCAATGCAAAGTTTGCAAGTAGTGCATTATAATGCGTGTTATACGCAAGCACGTCCAGTAAGTTTGAGACACCAGATGCTTCGAAGTTGTAATCAACAAACTCTTCCTTCTGTGCAAGGAATAACTTGAGATTGTTTTTAATTCCATCGAAGTCTAACTCTGTCGACTTGATTGTTGTTGCCATTTAATTTGTCTCCATAAAACAATTACGTTTAGTTGTTTTATTAATTGCTTGTTGTGCCCAATCTAACTCTTGGATTATTCTTTGATACCATGCAGAATCGATTTCGTTGTTATTCGGATTGTCTCGTTCTATGGATAACTGTTCCATCCGCATTTCAATATAGTCCGATCTTCGAGATTGTCTTCTTGTCATAGTACCCTCTTATGCATCTTCATTTATTAATACTAGTTCGTTTAACGCTGGATTAGGATCTTCTGTCAATAACTGGAACTCAAATGGATCGTATACTGTCAAGATTGCGCCAGGAATGATACCAAGTTCGTCTGTTCTTAACAACAATCCATCAAATGTCAATAGACGTGAACCAGCTTCAGACAATAAAATCTCATCTGGTACCGGTGTTGCGGTGACCGGTAGAACAACAGGTATTGCACCGCCACCGTCTGCGATCTTAATACGTAATGTATCTGATACCTGTGAGTTAACTACCCTAAACTCGATGACTACCGATATCTGATTGTAATCTGGTGTTGCAACTATCTTTAAATTAGTGATGATTGCACGTGGTTCAAAACGTTTGACAGAAGCACGAATCTGTTGAATCATCTTATCCGCAGTAGTCTCGTCCATCATCTCGAACAATAGACCACCAAGGTCACCACCAAATGCGGGTCTGAACGGTTTCTCGAATCGATTGGTCAACAATAGATTCTTGAGTGACTGTTTTACCGCAGCCGCATCCACTTTACGTAAGACATCTCCATCACCAGAAGAGTATGTAGGCGCAACCCGTGCGTCTAATGTCAAATCGACATCAGAAAATGCACGTTCTCGGGTGACCCTAGGACTCTTATTGAGGTCTTTGTCGTCCGGTGAAAATATTTTTGCCATGTCTCAGTGAAACCTTTTTCTTTTATTTATACTATTATTCGGGTAGTATCTCTAACAACTCGGACTGAGTTTGTAAAGTACCGTTGAATGTGGTGTTTATATCATAACCAAAAGAAACATCAAAGTTTTCATTGACTTTAGGCATAGAAACTAGTATACTTGCAACCAGATCACCACTAGGATCAAAGGTGTCATATGCCAGTTCTATCTCATCGTAGTCTAGATAATCTTTCCAAAACACTGCGAGATCATAACTCTTACGGGGATCACTCTTACCGTTCTTATCGATCAACTGGTAACCAATACCTTGACCGTTTCTTCGCAGTTGGTTGAAACCACTAGGGTATTCACCTTTGTATCCGCTCGCAGTAAAGTCCTGATAGGGTTCGTATACACCGTCAGACACAATCAATCTATGTTGTGCAAACTCTTCGTTAGTAGAGATCAAGACCATTGCATTTGCATGGAGAACTAGATTACGTGCAACCTGTGCACGATCGATAGGGCCACTGAACATGTCGTTGTATAGTCTATCAAACTGTGTACGTGATCCTAGTGCACCAAGGAACTTGGCACAGGTAATGCCTGGCGCAAGACTAGTAGACGAACTGATCTCTTTCCCTGCGGGATTATACTTGGGGTCAACTAATATTTTCATGTGTTCTCATTCACCTTGAATCTCTTACTTCTGTTATCGGATGGATTGTTACCAATCAACTCTTGTCCGAATCTCATCGTACCCTTCTTGTTTGCAGATCGTCCTATGTTCGTAGGTATGTTAACCTTGAACTCACTGTTCAGTTTACCCTCACCTACAAGGAAACTGGTGAACTTACCGTTGTTGAGATTAGACGGATCCCGTAACTTAGAACGTATCTCTGATATGGTAGGATCGTGACTAAACAACTCGGAATAGTCATCTGATTTAAGTATCTTCTCTTCCAACTTATCATCAACACTTACACCTCGAATACCATAACGACTTGTAGATAACTGTAGTTCTACAATTGCAGGGTTGGGTAGAGGTGCAGTGGGTGGAAGAGGAACGTAAGGCATGATGCCAGGTTTTGGTATTCCCGGCTTTACAACACACGGTGCTTCTTTTAGAGCCTTGACCGCAGCCTTTGCACCTAACGCAAAGTCAGCGTAGGTTGATTTGATTGCATAGTCTGCATGGAATGCTTCGGTTGCACGACCTACCAGTGAACCATAGAAGGTAGACAGGTTAGTCAGTCCGCCAGGCATACCACCGTAAGTCTTACCGTAGTAGTCCATCATAGGGCCACCAAACGTTCCCTTGTGACCAATCATCGATACATGTCGTGCAGTTATATTTGCAGTAGAAGACGCAGCGACCCACTCGTTTACCGCAGTGGTAATCAGATCCACACCCGTCAAGAGTTCGGTTGATGCTTCGGTAAACATATTCAGGTTACCTTTAGTGATCAAGTATCGATCACCTAGAGTGGTAGACGTATTCATACCTACAACCTGTTCACCTTTGTTCCCCTTGATAGTCGAGTTGTCGTCTCGGTTTACTGTGGTGGTTCGTCTTCCTTTGACATTAACAACTTGATCTCCAGCCACATCGACATTATAATCACCACCGACAGAAACATTAAAATCTCCGTCCACCCGTAAATCCACATTTCCTTTATATACGAGATCACCTTCACCCTCCACTATAGTTTTAGAATCCCCACCTACAACCTCGATACGTTGTTTGCGGGTTGATATGACAACACTACCATCTGCACGTAATTCAATACCTGCACCAGTACGGTGTTTAATTAATACACGTTCACCGCCAGGAGTGTCGTCCATCTCAAACGAATGACCACTAGGAGTTTCAGATACCTGATTGTAAGGAAAGACAGAGGGTTCTTGATCCGGTAGATCTAAGTCAACTCCAAAGTCTCCGCCACCCAGTGAAAGGTTATTGACTCTCTCACCAGTTGCAGCTTTGTTAATACTATTATCATAGAAGTAATCCCGTTTAGGATACTCACCACTAGGATCGGAAAATCCGTCCTTGGGGATACCTTCTGTAACCTCTTTCGCAATACCCTGTTTTTCTACTCGGGTCTTGTACTCATCAGAAAAGTTTGTCATGCGTTGATCTCATCCACAGTGAATGGCCCCCTAGTTATTGGTGTCTCGAACTTGGAGTCTTTATCAAAGTTTGCCTTGACATATGCACGGACATCAAAGCCAGGATCGTTGGTCAAATTGTCGATGTCGGAATGACCTAACACCTGACCGCCTGGCCATACATTGTAGAATGCACGACAGAAGTGATCGAAAGAATTGAATTGACTGCGTGTCAAGGATTGTACTGATATGTACTGTGTGAGGTTGATAGTCTCACTAGGTACATTGATACCACCCACAAAACAAACCGCAATACTATATCGATTGTGATTATTGACGATACCCGTGGAAGCGTGTTCACCTTCAATATTGACAGGTCGACCACGTTGAATAGATCCGTCTCTACGAATAATATAGTGATAACCGATACCATTCAACCCTTGATCTAGGTGAAGGTTATTGATCTCCTCACTACCGATATTCTTGTTAGTTGGGGTTTCTGTCCAGTGACAAACCACCTCGGTGATATCTCTACGAACATTACGCAGTTCTGCCTGTAACTCTTCTACAGAGGATACGTAAGGGAAGATAGGATCGTTCTTACCATTAGACCATGACTTTGCAAACGAACCAATCACGTAGGGTTCATCAAAGACTTGTGTACTTATCTCACCACGGGTTGCATTGGTAATAGTAGTGTCGATGGTCTTTAGGAAGGTTCGTATCGTCTGTGAATCTTTGCCAGTCGACTGATTAAGTAGATCTATGCATAGAGACACGTCTTGTGAATTACCTTGAGACAACTTTATTACACGTGAGTATTCGTTTCTTGGTAACCTAGGAGCAAATGCCTTTAGACGTTTGTTTATATCAGTTAGAGTATCTATGGACAGTGAGCTTATTATACCAGTTTCGCCACCATTGGCAAGCCTTGATTGCACTAAACTGTTCTTTTGATCTACTTGTGCCTGATACCTATTACGCAAGGTTTGTTGATTTTGTGTGGACGAAATGATCTCATCACCAGACGCAGTTTCACTACCAGATAATGTTTTGAAATCATTTGCACCCCCAACCAGATTCTGTTTGATCTCTTGTGCCTTGGTAATGACATTTGATAGAGATGCAAGTGGATCTGTCTTGACGTTCTTGATTGCAGATGAAAACTCACTGTCACCTGTAGGTCTGGAAGAAGTAAATGTTGCAGTAGTGAACTCCCCAAACGTAGGAGAGGTTGAGTCATTGTCCATCGTACTAGGTAGAGTTACCGATAGGTTGTGATCTGTTACACTACCAACCAAAGTGGTTAACTCATCTGTCACACTACTCACCGCATCTGTCGCAAGTGAATTGATCGTTGTAGAGGTGAATGCACCAATCTTACCTGTTAGATCTGTACCTGCCTGTAACAAACCAGCGGGAGATGCATCCATCACCTTCTTGGTCAGATCACCTGCAAGATCACTAGGATCAGGTAAACCTTTCCCCAGTCCTGTAATTGCTTGTAGGATTGCTGCAACTGTACCCGAAATACCCCCTGTAACGTCCAGACTTGACGTGTCAGGGATCGCAATGCCATCTGAGTCTAGGACAAAGGTTATGTCAACCTTCGCAGCGAATGCACCTGAGATCTTACTCTTGACCGCATTGACCGCATCAGTCTTGAGGTTCTCGATACTCGCAGACCCCGCATCCAATAGACCTTCGGTAGTAACACCCTTGAGTTTAGCAGACGCATCCTGAAACTTGTCGACCTTTGAGGTCAGTGACTTGACTCCACCATTAACCTCATTGACAATCGCACCTGCTTGAGAAACCTTGGCGTTGACCTGTGCATCTACCGCAGTTTGTGCAGCATTTGTCAGTGAAGTCTTGTCAAATGACTTGGAAGTCTGGTTTACTAGACTCTTTAATTTTTGTTTATCTGTCATTCAAAAGCCTCATCGTATGCAGTCTGTGCGAGTATCTCTGTATTGTTTGTTGTGATAACATAGTTCCTATTCACGATTTCGCTCGCGGTTTCGATATCTGTGGTATTTAACAGTTTACGATTGACTGAACTATATCTATTCCTCAACTCAAACAACACATAGGATAGTTGAATCGAGAATAATCTCCAGTCGGATGTGGGTTGGAACTGTTGTGAGAATGCAAGTAGTCCATTGAATCGACTACCTATGTTATCAGAACGTTCCCAAGAAACTATACCTATTTGAGGAGTTTCTTCCTCGTGAAAGGTCAGGAACCTAGACACACCCTGTAACGCACCAGTAATGGCAGCAGAGTGAATCAGGTTATATCCGTTGTCAAGGAAGAACTTCATACACTGTTGTCTACGCAGTTGTATTGATGTTTCTGCAATGTCGTCTTGTGCGAGAGGATTCTGTACAGAGTTTTGTAGACGTGCATTAGTCTCCACTGTTCCGGTCTTACCCAATTGAACGTTGGTAGGAAACTCTAGTCTAGGCAAAGAACCCATAATCAATGGTATCTGTGATGACTTACCATCAAGGAAACAACCAAAGACAAATGACCCTGCAAGGATTTGGGGTATACGTCCATATCCAGATACACCACCTTCGGTAGTAGGAATAAGAACCTGTGCCCACGGTAGATCCTTCTCAGGTATCTCACCTGTACTTGGATTGTGTACACCGTTGATACGTACCTTCACACGTCCTTCTAGTCCACTTGGTGGTTGTGCATTGATAACCGTACCAAAGAACCATCGATGGTCGTCTCCATAGAACTCGTGTTGTATGGGTCTTAAAATATTCATAACGTTACACTCGGTAGATCACCCAGTTTGACTAATCGTGCACTCACTGTGTGGGATTCATCTAACATATTATGTGCGGTATTCATCAATAGATAATCTCCTGATCTCTTTGAGTCAATACTTTTAGTCTGGTCTTTAGAGTCAGAAGAACTATTGGGGTTAAGGAATATCAGTCGCAGTCTTGCGCCGGGTGATATTTTACCCTCTATGAATAATGCACCATCCATCTCAATGTCAATCATATTCTTCTTGAGAATCTGTCGTATGATTTTGTTCTTGACCTTTAGTCTTGACTCATATAAGGTAGTACCATCGATCAGTTGTGTTTCATCGTGGTAACTCTTGAATTGATTGAACGTATTCGATGAAGTCACTTGGTGTATTGCAATTGCATCGTATTCGTCTGAGGGTTTACCTCCGATAATTAGAGAGGGATCGTAGATGTTCTGACTAGTCGATTCACTGATCAACTCGTTGGTATAGAAGTCTTGAATAATCTCTCTTACAGAAATGTGAGTATCAAACCGTTGACCTGTATGTGCGTCCAGTGTAGAATATAACGAACCAATCGCACCCTCTTCGTAGAGTCCAAGTGCATCCTCTGTGTCAGTCTCTTCGAAGTGATTGATCTGGTAGTAGATCTTCTTGAACTCTTCTTCTCCCTCTGCGGATGCCATCGCATCAGTGTATCGTAAGGGTAAAGATTCATTGACAACATCCGTACGTAACAACTCGTCCAGTGACGTGAACACGAGGTCGTTGTTATAGAGATCCGCTGAGATGTAGATAGGAGAACCTGTACGTGTTGTCATACGATCCTTCAACCACTTTATAGTCTCCAGAGGACTCATGTAAGGGATGATAAACTTTCGTTGTCCCTGTGCACTACCTAAGAACTTAGATGTTTTGAGAACATCCTTTCCTAGATCACGTGCAGAGATATCGATAATCGCATCTTCCAACGTACCTTCATATGACCTACTGATACATTTCATCGCATTGACATAGACATGTTCCTCTACTAAATCAATCGATAATATCTCAGAACGTTCGTTGGTCTTCTCTACATCGTTAACCTTGGAGAAGAAAAACGTCTTGGATATCTTTGCATCATTGGGGTCATTACCATCCGCAACAACGATATTGATTCTCTCTGTACCGGTGGTGGATAGTTCGGTTCGGAAACCAAAATCATCCAACATAACGATACGTGCGTCTACATATTCTTTATGCAAACTCTCAAAGAAACTTAGTTCGATAATGTTCGAACGTATGTCAATGACCGTATTCTCCGCACCCGAAGATAGGACAACATCTGCATTTATGATAGTGAATCGAGATCTATTCATTAGTCAGCGGCCAAGAGTCTCTTCAACTCACCTGACAACTGTCCTACTAGGTTCTTTTTGATGATCTTTATCCTCTTAGACTTGTCGTTTTCGTTAACTAACCATTGCAGGTTAGTAACCGGTGCCGTCCCATCCATGTTATCAAAGAACAAATCTTTCTGTTCTTCCGAATCGTTTTCATAATGATGTGTCCCTTCATACTCATAGACTGTATTGGTCAAACTTGTACCCAACTGAAGAGGATCACTACTGTCCGGTGTCAGGTAGGCAAGTGTCACCGAACCTGTAACGTTGTCATTTGAAGAGACAACAATTTCTGCGAGATCTAGGTTCTTTCGTATGACCTTACCTCTCTTGGTGCCGATCAATACTTCAGTACCTGTCGGATATAAACCAGAGAACTGTGCTGCACTATCCGCAGTGGTCAACGCAATCTTACATGTGTAGTGTTGAAAGAAGTCGGTACTTGCTCGTTCCATGATCTGTGTCATAGACATTGGCCATCCAGTCTCTCGCAGTCGATCGTTCATTAGATAGAACGTCCAATCATAGTCACTCTTGTCATAGAGACGGTGTGATAATGTGTCAGGTCTTTCTCCGTCACGGATCTCCATCTCGATGTATGCGTTTGCATCATCACTGTATGTGTCAATCAGGTCTGAATAGTTTGCAATGTTTTGAAACTGAACTGGATCATTTTCATCACCGAACAAGTATGCAATCTTGGGAACGTTCTCGAAATAACTGGACATTAGAATCCTCCTTTAACGACTTTGCCTTTATGCATCGCGGAGATCTCTCTAAACGACAATTGCACTTGAACCTCAATAAACTCCTTACCCTCGTACATACCACTTGAAGTTCCGTTGAACGTAGTGTCAACACTTTCTAGATAACACCGTTGTATGTTAAAGCCAGGGTTTGAACCATCTTTGTTTTTAATATCGATCTGAAACACATTGGGGAACTCGTACGCGAATGGTGTAGTCCCGACAGTGATCGCTTCTGGATATACCTCGGAACGGAAGAACTTCAATATCTCCTTGATCTCTCTTGACTCATCTGCATCTCGTGCGATCAATGTAAACCCAAATGCGAAGTTACGCATCTTAACTCTTTCGAATAGAGTTCTTTCATTAGGTGCGGTTGCAACTCGTGTCGCACTCTGTGCAATGGCACCGGTCTGTGCAGATGCATTACCACCTGCGATTCCCCCTAATAGTGCACCCCCACCTAGTCCTCCACCTAATTTACCTAATGCACCACCAACAGCAGCACTCGCGATTGGAGGTAATGCCTTAGCCATTGCGTTCATTGCAAGAGACTTTGCGGCACCAGATAATCGTCCATCACTCATTGATGCTTCACCCATATCACCAGCGGCACCAAGTAAACCAACATCTACAACATTGTACTGCACACCGTCAGTATACTTCAATCCACGTGACAGAGGGAACATGACAGAACCCATTGGAGTTCCTTCACTGACATTCTCATATGACTTTAACGCTTGTTTGATTATACCTACTTCTGCCTCTGTCTCACGTGCTTCGGCTAACTTCTTATCTGCTTTAGATTTGATTTCGGCAAGTTTCTTTTTTGCCTTGGACATGTATTTCGATCGTGCACTAGTGTCCACCTCATCACCAAGACTGAAGAAAGGTTCAACCTTGAATGCAGTAAAGATAATACGACCCGGCGCAGTTTCAAAACCAGCATTAAGTGGGTATCTAAGATCACGTGCACGATCACGACTTTCTAATGACGGATCTTCAGCGATCTGAGTATCCTGATTGGTGTAGTTCGCAAGGACTTTCTCTTCATCTTGTTGCAGATTGAGATTCCTTGAATCTTGGCCTGTTGTCATGTTTAGTATACCCTAAATAAGTTTTGTAACATTTGTCTGTCTATTTATAGGAAAAATATGGCGTATAAAGGAAAGTTTAAACCAAAAAACACTAAGAAATATGAGGGTGACCCCACTACTATTATTTATCGTAGTCTGTGGGAACGACAGTGTTTCCGTTGGTGTGATGATAACAAAGACGTGAAGTCATGGTCAAGTGAGGAAGTAGTGATTCCCTATCTCTATGAGGTAGACAAGAAGTACCATCGTTACTATATGGATCTCAAGATCGTGTATAACAACGGTAAAACTGTACTTGTTGAAGTCAAACCAGATGCACAAACTCGTCCTCCTACTGGACAGAGACGCACCAAACGGTATATCAATGAGGGATACACCTACGTCAAGAACATGAACAAATGGGGTGCAGCGCAAGTCTATGCGTTAGATCGAGGTTGGTCGTTTGAGATATGGACAGAGAAGACTCTCAGTAAAATGGGAATACTACCTAAGTCAACAAAACCATTGAAACCATTAAAACCCTTCAAGAAAAAGACTAAATAGATTCATGAGTCATTTAAACGAAATCAGAGAGACATACTTTCATCACATGAAGTTTGCATGGACGGTTGCGTTCGTGTTGATTGTTCATGGGGTATTACCTAATGTTTGGACAGATAAAGCGTCAGACATGATGGAAGAGTGGGAGAAGAAACATCAGTAATCTATTTAAGACAGTAGAACTCGAAGCGTTCCGTGCAGGTATCACACCTCGTACTCGGGAAAGTCGTGCGTGGTTCCGTAAGAAAGTACAGAACATGGGTGTGAATAGACGTGGTCTAATGAGAGAAGACCCAGTAGAACAACGTGCAAAGTATGTTGCGGGTTCTATGTTCATGTTCTTCTATGATCCTAAACATCGTGCAACTCTACCCTACTATGATTCCTTTCCATTGATCATCGCAGTTGGCCCAGCGCCTGGCGGGTTCTATGGGTTGAACCTACATTACTTACCCATACCGTTACGTGCAAAGTTTCTAGACGAACTCGTGGGTATCACAAGCAACAACCGGTATGATGAGTCGACTAAGTTTGATCTGTCATACCAGTATTTGAAGACCACTTCCAGTATGAAGTACTTCAAACCATGTTATAAACATTACCTTACCAAACAGGTAGAGGGCAAACTCGCATACATTCCACCACCTGAGTGGGAGATTGCAACGTTTCTACCCGCTGCACAATGGCAGAAAGGTGGTAGAAGTCAAGCATATTCAGACGCAAGGAAAATGATCTAATGAGAATCCCTAACGTAGATGATTTGAAGTCTAAAATCACCGCAGGTAAAGGATACGCAAATCCTAGTCTATATTATGTACAGTTACCTGCTCGTAACCTGAACAATGAACAGAAACAATCGGTTGAATTGTTTGTTCGGAATATCACATTACCTTCAAGAAACATGTTGACGGTAGAAAGAAACATCGGAGTAGATCAGACCAAAGTACCCTATGGGTATTCGAATGGTGCAGTCTCGATGACCTTCCGTGTACTCAATGATCAGTTGACACGACAGTACATTGAAGACTGGCAAGAAGCAATGGTTTCTAGGTACGATGACACAGTAGAAGGTCATGTTGCAGTTGCATACCCTAAGATGTACATGAGAGACATCAAGATATCTCAGTTGGATCGTGGTATCTCTTTCTCGGGTATCAACTCTAATAAAAGTGTAGGACTTGGCCCTGTCAACATCAACGTGGGTCTAGACGTTGATATACGCCAATCTGGACGTGAGGTATATCGATGGGTACTGAGAGATGCATATCCTATATCCTTCACTCAGGAACAACTGAGTGACGACAGGAAGGGTGTTACGAGTGAAATAACCGTAGAGTTCGCATACAAGTACTGGACTGGTGATGCAGTCAGTGGCAACAGATCAAGTAGTATTGATACAAATGTTCGTGTCTCATCAGACGCGGCACAGAAGGCAGGAAAAGTAGTTAACGACACATTTGATAAACTCGGAAAGAAGATATCAGATTTATTATTTTAATATTGGAGCTTTATAATGGCACTACCTAAGTTAAATGAAACACCCAAGTACAGTTTGACAGTCCCTTCAACGGGAAAGGAATTGAGATACAGACCGTACCTTGTGAAAGAAGAAAAGATCCTTCTCATGGCATCATCGTCAGAGGATCCCAAACAGATTATGAACGCAGTGCATGATACAATTGCTGCCTGTGTGGAAAACATTGATATACGGTCACTGACAACGTTCGATCTGGAGTATATCTTTATCCAGTTACGTTCTAAGTCAACGGGTGAGACGAGTGAAATACTCATCAAGTGTCCTAAGTGTGAGAGTCAGCAGAAGGTGACGATCCCACTGAACGAGATTGCAGTTACTGAGACTAAAGCAAATCCGGTAATTAAGATATCAGATAATGTGACTGTGGTAATGAAGTACCCTAGTTATCAAGATATACCCAGTGACACAGATGATGTAGGTTTCACATTAATCGCAACCAGTATCAAGGAAGTGATTCATGGAGATGAGAAGGTTGATATTGATGATGAACCGATCGAAGCAGTTATAGCATTCTTAGAGTCTATGACAAACGATCAGTTTCAGTTGATTGCAAAGTTTTTCGAAGACGCACCATCGGTGAAGTATGATCTAGAGTTGGTGTGTCAGAGTTGTGGTGAAATCTCTGATATTGAAATAAAAGGAATGCAAAGTTTTTTTTGATATGCCTCGCACATGAAGAGCTTTCTAATTATTTTAAAGTAAACTTTTTGTTGCAGAGGCATCATAATTATACATTGACAGAACTAGATATGATGATACCGTGGGAGAAAGAGGTACATACCATTCTCCTACTTCAAGCAATGGAAGAAGAAAAAGAAGCTAAAGAGAAGGCGAAACATGGCAATAACACTTGAAGACGTAGTCCTCGAACAAATGGGCACCAACGAAACTCTCGGTAGGTTAGTCGATAACACTAACATTCTGATCGAGATGGAAGGTGACAGTTTCGCGGGTCTTGAGTTACTCAACGAACAGTTTGAGGACTTCCTTGGCCTTGTGCGTAAACAATATGCACTTGAGGACGAGGCACGCCGTGAGAAAAGGGATGGACTCGTACCTGCTCCTCAAGATGACGAGGAGAAGTTGAAACCTGAAGAAGCGTACAAAGGCATTGGAATGCCTATCATCACTTTAGGTGCGGGACTCGCGGCATTTGCAAGCAACTTTGTTAAAAGTTTTGTTGAACAGACCAAGAAGATGTTTAGGATAAACGTTTTCAAACCAATAGAGTCTATATTTGGATTCATCGGTGATAAACTCAAGTCAATCGGAAACTTCTTTAAGAACATCGGTAGTAAGATATCTGGTCTATTTGGTGGAATATCAACCAGTGGTTTAGGCATTGTAGATAACATCAAGAAGATGTTGTTGCCTGTCACAGAGTTCGGTGCGAACTTGATGAAGAGTCCTTTTGTGAGGTTCTTAGCGGGTGTTGGTAAACTACTAGGTAGAATTGCTTGGCCCTTTGTCGTGGCGTACGAACTCTATCAGAATCTGACGGAGGAGTTTGCAAAGTCAACTGGTGGCATTGCCGGTAGTATTGGTGCAGCCTTTCGTGGAGTTTTAAAGGCGGCCGTAGACTTCTTTGCAATCTTCTTAGACCTACCCAAAGACATTATTAGTTGGTTTGCTGGTTTAGTTGGGTTTGACGGTGTAGAGAAGGCACTAGACTCCTTTACTTTCGCAGGTCTTGGTGATCTTCTTGTCGATGGTTTATCAGATCTCATTGGATTCGCAGTTGATTGGCTTGGCAACCTCTTCGGTGATATCGGTACGGATATAAAAGATTTCGCAAGTGGGTTTAGCTTTGAGGACTTTGGTAAAAACATAGTCAGGGCAGTGTTACCTGCTCCAGACTTCTTAGCGTTTGAGGTGCCTTCAATAGAGGTACTTGGTAAGACTATTGGTGGAGGTTCGATTGACCTCAATCCAATTCCTGCCTCAGTCTATGAGTATGCGGGACTGAATGCACCAGAGGGTTCTTCTTCTGA